CCTTCACCAAATGGTATTTTCTCATTAGGATTTGTAGCTACTGTCTGACCATAAGCTAGCCAATCAGAAACCCCTCCTCCTAGACCAGGCAAGAATCCAATGATACCACCAATCAATCCACCTCTAAGGGATAACTTCCATTCTTTAAATGATATCTTTATTCCGTCTATTACCTGCTGTGAATGTTTGTAGTTGTTATGTCTCTTTAAAAAGAAGTTAGCTTTAAGAGCTATTAGCATTTCAGGCATAGCAAAGATGCCAGCAATAATAGGAACTAGAGAAATACCTTTACCAGTACCATCACCTATTAAAAAATCCCAGCCTCCAGTAAATCTAGGGGCGGCGGTAATAGGATCTGTACCGACTAGTGCCAAGAATACACCAATGGATAATCCAATTAATGATTTAATCCAAGAGGCCGTAGATATAAATCCTACAGTAACAAATGCTAAGACACATAGTGCAAATAGCTCAGCTTGCCCGACACCGCCTTCGCTGGCAGGTAATATAATAAAATCATGATAGTAAGGTAAGAATAAAAAGGTTAGAGAGCCCCAGATCATACCGTTGAATGTAGATGTTGTGATGGCTGCCGTTAATGCATAAGATGCTTTACCTTGTTTAGCCAATGGGAATCCATCGACCATTGTAGCACCGGAGGAATTAGCTCCTGGTATTCCTAGGAGCACAGACGCAAATGTATCTCCTGTAGTACTAGATGCCACCACCGCCACAATAAAAATGACAGCCAGATATGGATCCACTGCGGTAAGAGCTGCGGCAAATGGGAATAATGCTACTAAGCCAGTTGTTGCCCCTGCTGCTGGTATCAATCCAATTACTAATCCATATATGATGCCGCCGAATAAGGCTAAGATCATTAGTGTCATTTTATATCAGCCTCAAATTCTTGTAGTCTAATCACAACTGATTTGAGTTCTGTAACTGTCATCCAGTTATCCGTGAAGAAACTCATGCTCTCGTGTATCTTATCAAAGGCATTGCCTATTTGAACAAGAGTACCTAATGTAATTAGTCCAGCAAAATACTGAGGACTTGCAATTAAGTAAGGGATTACTACACCGGCTTGAAAGTATAGGTTTTCCCATAATGAATAATACTTATAGTTGTCATATAACCTATAGTAATTCACTTTCATCTCAGCGAATACCTCTAATATATGTTTATTGGTATGGGCCTCTTTATTATCTTCACACCGTACTAATGCTTTTCTAAGTCTTGCTTCAACAACCTGATTATTATACTCAAGTCTAGGTAACTTGCGTCCAACGATGGTTGATATGCCAAGGCCACCAACACTCACTCCTAGTGCAATCCAAATAAGATAGCCTGGTATATCGAAGCCTTCACTTAATGTCCATAGAACTGGCAGGAAGAATACTAAGATCATAATGGCTTTAATGAAGCCTTCTCCTAATATCCAAATGTACCATGCAAATTTCCTAGTATCTTCTTGGATACGTTGACTTGCACCTTCTGTATGGTTATCCATCATCTTCCATCTAGGCAAATATTCTTTAGTCATAGCTTCACGCCATCTAAAGCTGAATCGATTACCTATGAATTGAGTGTAAGCAAACATTAATATTGATAGTAATGCTAGAGGAATAAATCCCCATGTCGTGACGTCGTATAATAGAAAATCGCCTCGATTAATAAAGCTTTCTAGGAAAGCCGCTTGGTCCTTATTCTCTAAGGAGTCATAGAAGACTTTATACCAATCATTAAACTGTCTTGTTAAGTATGCTTGGAATCCAACTAATAACGAAAGAAATGTTAGAGTCGACCAGGCATATACTTTATCGTACCCACCAAAAAATGCTTTTATCATAATGTATTATTTTATGCCGATATTATACTTAGGGCATAATTCCCAATTGCTTTTATCCTTGTGTGAAATTATTTTGATTTGATTTAATGGGGCAGTCTCACCAATAGGTTCAACCAACTCAAGTAATCCCCAATCAGACATAAGCTGTACAATAGTATTCCTACGGCCTAAGTCATTCTCAGTTAGGTTAGATGGCTTTCCATCCAACAAAAATAATTCTTTGAAATGTGTTATGAAATATCGTCCTTGCTTATGTAGTATATGACAAGATTGATATAGTTTTGAATCTCTCTTAGATGCCACACCCATGCGTGTTAGGGTTTCTCTGATCTTAAGAAAGTCGTCTGGTTGTGCTAATATAACTTCCAACATCATGTCGGGGTTCCAGTTAACCAGCTCATCGTTTTGTTCCACCATGATCTATTTTTTCCTTTATAAACTTCAATTCATTTTTAGAAAGAAGCGGAAGAACGTCACGGGCCTTTTCATTTGAGTAACCATAGTACTCTTTGACGGCACGGATATCATTAGACTCAGAAGCTTTGTTCCACTTTGAGAAGCGCTTTCTCTTTCTAATAATATTTATAAGAAAGTCGAATTGGAGCCTATTATCTAGGTGAGCATGTTGATTCATTTCATTTGCATAGATGACTGTGTCAGGAAAGTATGATAAACTACGGTTAACCATAAAGGCATTGTAGTCTTTCTCATCTTCCATCACATCTTTCTTGCTGGTATTAATTGCTCTTACGAATATAAATGGATTCATTTGAATTGTCCTTGAGCCATAATCTCGGTAAGACACGCAACAGTATTCAGTTCATGGTCAGCAACAAATGCATCTTTGTATTGGTACTCAGCAAGCGTTATGACTAACTGTGGTATATATTGTGGTTGAACATATTCTACCATGTTATCATATATCATTCTATATACTTTAGCGGATTCAATATCAATATTGTCAGTAACCCACCTCCTCATACTCTTAAAGTTCTTGGACTTTAGATCAGCCATTAAACCTTTGAGAGATGTTTCAGATAGGGTAACCAAGATACCAGAATCAATAGTGCCAGATATTCCATACCTCTGGCACTCATTAATAACTCTTCTCCAGTCAGGCAGGAACTTCATTATGAGTTCTGCAATAACCGGTGCATCAGCTTTTACGTTTTCGGTTCGTAGGATATCACTAAGTCTAACCATGAATTCCCCAGCCATTACAGCCTTGTCGCCTATATTAAATTCGTACACAGAACACCTAGAGTGTAGAGGTTCTATGATACGGTTTTTGAAATTACAGGTTAGAATAAACCTGCAATTGTTTGAGAACTCTTCGATGAAACCACGAAGAGCCGGTTGAGTAGATTGGGGGTTAAGGTAGTCAGCCTCATCTAATATGACTACTTTATAACCGCCCTGCAATGAAACAGTTGAAGCGAACTGTTTTATTTTACCACGGAGAGTATCAATGTTGCCATCTTCAGATCCATTAATTACGATATGGTCGAGTCCTAATTCATTGCAAAGTGCTCTGGCAACAGTAGTCTTTCCGACTCCTGCAGTACCGGTGAACATCATATTAGGTAGCTCTTTTCCTTTTATAATATCGTTAAAAGTATTTTTTAGGGAGCTGTCTAAAATACACTCGTTAATAGTCTTTGGTCGATATTTTTCGACCCACAAGAAGTCATTTCTCATTCACTTTCTCCATGATATAATTATTGTTTAGCCTCTGGTTCCAACAACTAAGGTTTCATATAAATCTTCTACCTCGTTATTAGATGCCTGTACTTCAGCCAGATTTTGTTTGTGGTAGATTGTCGCAACCTTCCTAAGATCTTTCTTATTAAGGTCGTGCTTCTCAGCCAGCTCGAGAATGGACTCCTTGATAAAATCCTTCTCGCTTTCGATTCTTGTCATTGATAAAGACATGTCTCTGATTACCATCATTACTTCTTTCGCGTCACTTTGTATCATAATTTTTTCCTTGTTAATATATACATATTATATCATAAAGTATGGCATTTGTAAAGGGTAATCTAAGTAGGTTCTTGAGATAAATCCTTTAGGGCCTGTTCAAGTAATGGAATCAGATCTGCCTTTTCCTCAACTAAAAGAATCTCTCCTTCTGTCCATCCTTCAACCTTACCTTTTTCGTCATAGTATTCTTCTGCTACATGATAAAGTCCATTTTCATTTTTATGAATAACGAACTTCCATGATGTTGTTTGGTGGTCTTCTGGGTTACTATTCACTTGCGCCTCCAGCATCAACTGTTTCAGTTTTGGTTTCAGCTTCGGTCTCGGCTGGTTTATTAGCCTCAAGGAATGCTGATAAACGATTTCTCACCGTACCAACATCACTTAACTCAGCTCCTTCAAAAGCACCACGCTTAGTTACAATATCGATAATCTGTACACAGGCTGCGATGTCTTGTAAACCGATACCTGCTTCTACCTCTGCTTCTTCTACTGCTTGATTTTCTTCACTCATTTTCTATACTCCATATTTAGATGATTTTTCTAATGCTAACCAGTAATCAATACCGGCCGCTTCTACTGATGCAATCATTTTTGAGGATACCCCAAACTTGAATTCATCAGAACTATTAAATTTGAAATTGTTAATATTAAAAACAAATTCAAATGGTTCATCAGTATTGATAGAACAATTATCAACCTCTAAGGTAAACTTATTAGAGGTAACATTTGTAATATCAGTTACTGATACGTTTAACTTATCCCCGTCTCTAACGACGGTAATGTCATGAGACTTCAGGGCAGCAGATGCACGTCTCAGTGAATTCATTTGCCCATTAGTCAATGTAAATTCTAATTCAATCGATGGCATAACAACATCTTTGTCAGATGTAATTAAGTTCTCAACGTCTGAAAAGAAATATTTTACTGAGGAATTATTACTAGTCATAGTAACAAATTTCTCGTTGGTATCAAAATCCAATTCCGGATCATCGAACATGCCGTATGCAGATAGGAATTCACCTAAATCATAGACACCGAATTTGTAGGGAAAGGTTTCATTTACAGGTGCCTTTGCCATAACATTCTTGGCAATTGCTACTGTCTTGATTGATGTATCACCGCCGATGGCGATGTTACTGTTGATTGTTGCGAAGTTCTTTAGAACCTCAACGGTTTCAGTACTTAGTTTCATTCAATTCTAGCTCCATATTAAAAATCATTATTATTAAATTGTATTTATAAGTCATAATCAGTTGTTGATGAATTATTTGGGTATGACCCAGTTGAAGTAATTGTAGCATCAACCTTAGTATAAAGATCAAGGAATGCTTCCTTGGTATCTGTATCGAAACGGTTAACACATAAAGCAATTGCCTTGTCACGTTTTTCAAAGATTGAGTATGTCTGGATGATGTGACATAGACGGCGTGTAGAGATAACCTCATCAACACCCTCATCTTCAAATGTTTTACGAATTGTATCGGCCCATCCAACTAATAGTTCTTTGAATTCGTGATCGACACATTCAAATTTTTCCATATGTTTTTGAAGAATCTTTTGCTCAGTCTTAACACCTGGGTAAGGTTGTTCAACGGTAATAGTAAATCTTTCTAGGAATGCTTCATCCAAGATAGTGGCAGCGGTGAATCGGCCATCATCAGATCCTTTACCTTTTGTATTAGCAGTAGCTAGAATATTAAATCCTTTAGCAGGGGTAATCACTTCACCGGTCTTTTTAATTAGAACTGGCTTGCCTTCTAGGACACCCTGTAAGCACATGATCTTATTAGTGCCTCGGTCAATTTCATCAATTAATAAGATAGCACCGGCTTCCATAGCTTTGATCACTGGACCTTTTTGGAAAACCGTTTCACCGTTTAGTAAACGGAAGCCACCGATTAAATCATCCTCATCAGTCTCAGGTGAGATTTGAACTCGGACATATTCACGGCCAGCTTTGGCACATGCTTGTTCAACCATAAATGTTTTTCCGTTGCCGGATAATCCAGTCACGAAGGTTGGGTAGAACATATCAGATTTAATAATTTTAAAAACATCTTTGAAGTTACCCCACTCAACAAATGTATTATCTCTTTGTGGGACAAAGACTTCATTGTTTGATACCGATGAAACCCCGATGTTTTTCACAACAGTTGATTTATTTTTATATGGACTGATCATAGTTTCTAAGTTGTAAACACCACGGGAAACCTTAGGTGAATCTTTTCTAATTTCTCTAGAAACTTGATTAGGATCTAGGCCTATCTCAAGGGCTGCTGATTTAATCTGAGCAACTTTAAAGTTTGTTTGGTTAGGATTTTCACTGATTAATTTTGTAATTAATTCTTTATTCATTATATAGCTCCTTTTTATTTTAATTTTTTATTTTATATGTCTATTATATCATACCTTGATCGATTTGTAAAGGGTAATCTTAGAAGTTTTTTCAAAGTTTTTTATGCAGCCACCGCATCAGTTATCTTGTTAACAATTTGTCGTGATTGCTTTTTATTCTTATTGAATTTTCTGAACTCACGTTTAACATCACGGATAGCAATTCCGGCACCCTTATCTTTAACTTCAAATTCTTGATCAGCCTTTCTGGAATTCCCAACTTTGATAATGAAATAGTCATCATATCCATTTGATTTTTTTAGATCTAGGATCCCTGTCTTTTTGAAAGCAGCAAATTCTTTTTTGAAGTCCCATTTTAATTTATCTGGCATAGCAGTTTGGAAATCATATTTATCCTCGGCCAAGAAGAACCCAATCACATTAGCATTGGTAACCTCACCAAGTCTTTTAATAACCATAGAGTAAAGATTATAAATTGAATCAGTCTTTAATTTTTTTCCAGCAAAGTCCATGACTATGCCATTTCCCCAAGGTGTTTCGATATCAGCCAATGAATCCCATTGTGGTTGAACCGTATCGGCCATCCCATCAGTTAAGAAAATGATATTTGTTTTTTCAATTTGATTTCTCATTTGGAATTTTTTAACAATATCTTTAGCGGCCATGGCAGTTTGAACTAATGGGGTAGAACCTAATCTATCATACTCAGAACGTTCACCGTATGTAACACCGTAGTCCCAGTGACTCCCGTTGTGGGCGATTGAATATAAATCCTCACAAGCCTTGTTGAATTCTCTCTTCTTAATTTTGCTGTTAATAACTTCCACGATTTTTAATCTTTCCATCCCATCCAATGTATTTCCAATTGGAACATAGTT